TAACTCTCCCCGGACCCGCGGCTATTGGTGATTTGGTTATTTATAATATTACCACGGGTGCTCTTGCGACTACGGCACCTTCTGTGCCACCGCCGGGCGGTTTTGCATCGGCTTTTGCGGCAGTTACGCATTTTGCAGTAAGTGGTGCAGGTTTAGCTGTTATTACTTTAACCCCTAATTCACGTACCCCTGCGTAAGGAGATATTGAGATGCAAGAAGCAAGTATAGAATATGGTCATATCCCCGCGCGGCATATGCAGTCCTACGGTATGGACGGGTTTAACGTTGACTCTGACGAGTACCGAGACCCTCAAACTTTTGAAGTACAAGCGTACCTCTATAAGCACTTAAGACAGCACGGGATTTGTTTAGACGAGGCAACCATGGGTCGTGTAATGGCGATAACCATGGATGCGTTGCAGCCTACAGTTTTGACCGGGAGTATCGAAACCCCCGTTCAATTTCTACAAGCTTGGTTACCCGGGTTGGTTTATGTTTTAACCGCGGCTCGTAAGATTGACGCATTGATTGGTCTCTCTACAACCGGCTCTTGGGAAGATGAGGAAATTGTACAGCAAGTTATGGAGTTAACAGGTAATGCGATGCCCTATGGCGACTACGCAAATTTACCTTATGCTAGCTGGCTTACTAACTTTCAACGTAGAACCGTAGTTAGATTTGAAGAAGGCATGGAAGTAGGGCGCTTAGAAGAGGCGCGCTCTGCAAAAATGCGTATTGACTCCGGAAATCAGAAACGGCAAGCGTGTGGATTGTATTTAGAAATCATTCGTAACGCGGTTGGATTTTTCGGATATAACAACGGCTTAAATAGAACCTATGGTTTCTTAAACGATCCTGCGTTACCGGCGTATGTTACTGTTGATGCCGGTGCGGGCGGTACTACTTTCTGGGCGGATAAAACGATGCTCGAAATTGTTCGCGATATCAAAGAAGCCGTGGCTACTTTGCGTAATCAGTCCCAAGCTAATATTGATCCTAAGAAAACCCCAATGACTCTAGCTATCGCTACGAGCTGCGTGGACTTCCTAGGTACAATTTCAGACCTTGGTTTTTCTGTTCAAGACTGGTTAACTAAAACGTATCCGAATATCCGGGTTGAAGACGCACCACAGCTTAATGCTGCGAACGGTGGCCAAAACGTTTTTTATCTTTATGCGGACGAAATCATGGACGAAATGTCTACTGATGATAGACGCGTATTTTCACAAAACGTACCGACTAAGTTCATGGTTCTGGGCGTGCAGCAAGTGGTTAAAGGATACAAAGAAGGGTATTCTAACGCAACAGCGGGAACTTTTTGTAAGCGTCCGTTTGGTGTTGTTAGGCGTTCAGGTATCTAAGTTTGGAAGGCAGCCGCTCCTTCGGGGGCGGTTTTTAAAAGGATTAAAAAAATGGGAAATTTTATTTACTCCACGCTTGCAGCGAATCAAGCGTACACTACATACGTTCCAACCGATGTTAAGCAATTGCCGAAGGTTAAGAAAGCAGTTTTAATCAAGGGCGGAACGGGTGTTACTGAAGCTCGTCATATTCAGACCCCGAAGGGCGTTGTCACTGAAGTTACTGACGAAGAATTACAAGCATTGCAAGAAAATACTAGCTTTAGAGACCACGTGAAGAATGGCTATATCACTATTGAGGCTAAGAAAGTTAAGGTTGCTAAAGTTGCTGAAAACATGAACAAGGGTGATAAATCACGCCCCCTTACCCGCGATGATTTTGAAACGGGCGAGAATGGTCAACCATCAAAAATGAAGAGAAAAGACGTTGAGTAATACGTTCACTTTTGATATCCCCGCGTTCCGGGTATCGTTTCCGGCGTTCGCGAATGTTACGTTATTCCCGGACGACATGTTACAGCGGTACTGGGATGACGCGGGTTGCATTATTCAAAATACAACATATGAATGCTATATGCTAAGCGGGGCGTGTCGATACCGCGCATTGACGTTATTAACAGCACATCTTGCTGCGTTAGGCGTGTTAATCGCTGCGGGGCAAGTACCAGGGTTAGTTCAAACTGCAACGGTGGATAAAGTAAGCGTATCTCTGACGCCGCCGCCGTTGCAGACCCAATTCCAATGGTGGCTGAGTTTAACACCATACGGACAACAGTTATTAGTCTTGCTAGAAGTATCTTCGATAGGCGGGGACTATTACGGCGGAATGCCGGAGACTAGCGCATTTCGTAGAGTCGGCGGGTCATTTTAATGGGTGTTACGCGTGTGGTTGGCGAGGGCATGAAACAACTTGACGTAATGCTCGCGGGTTTAGATGATAAAGTCGGGAAGGTCGGTTGGTTTGATGGTGCAAAGTATGACACGGGTGAAACTATAGCATCAGTCGCGGCAACTCAGGAACTTGGGAATTCCGCGCATTATATACCACCGCGACCGTTTATGAGACCAACGATTGCAGAAAGACAAAACGAATGGCGTGGAACTGCTGAAAAAGGAGCGCGTGAAATCGTGAAAGGTAAGAGTACTACCGCGACCCTGGCGGAAAAAATAGGATTAAAAGCGGCAGGCGATATTAGAGAAAAGATAGCCTCTATCTGGACGCCTAAGTTGTCGGATTTTACGATACAAGAAAGGCGTGACAGAAAAGTAGGTAAGAAAACTATTGGTAGTTTAGACAAGCCTTTGATTGACACAGGTGAGATGTTGAATTCTTTAACTAATTCAGTGGAAGACGCATGATACCTGGTGCTAACGTATTAAACATGGCTTTGTCTGTGATTGCTAAGCAAACAGTAATTTACTATCAGTATCTTAGTCGGACACTTAATAATGTCGGGATAGAAGTAGGGAATTATGATACGGGTGTTCCGTTGACGGGTAGTTTTCAACCGGTTCCTCGAAATCTGTACAACCAATTCGGCTTAGATTTACAAAGAGATTATTTTACTTTTTATGTGTCGGCGAATTTATTAGACTTACAGCGGGATGTGTCCGGTGACCAAATAGAATTTAATGGCCTCCGATATCAATGTGAATCCGCTAATGATTGGTTCGCGATTGATGGTTGGAAAGGCGTGCTGTGTGTACGTATTCCTGTGCCGGTGCTCTAAAATGACAGATAATGACTTAATTCGTATTATTATAACTTTGATTATTTATAAGCTACCGAGCTACGGTTATAACGATGTCACTGTTAAGCAATCGCAGCAACCGACATTGCAGGGGGCTAACACTAATCCCACGATTTATTTTTACAAGTTATTTGACCGAAGGTACGGTTGGACGAAACGTGAGTCAAAGTGGGATCCTGACGAATTAACGATGACTAACACAGAGTCCCAGATGTATGAAACCACCTTTCAAATGGGGGGGATGGTGCGACAGATTCCTTCAAACCCCTACGGCCATACAGCTTCAGATTTAGTTAATACGGTTGCTGCGATTATGCAAAACGACCAAACGTTACTAGCGCTCGCGGGACACAACCTGGGAATTTTACGAGTCACAGACGTCAGAAACCCGTATTTTAAAGACGATCGCGACCAATTTGCTGCGTTTCCGTCATTTGATTTTACGATAACTCACAGGCAAACTAGAGTAACCGTAGAATCGGTGATAGAATCCATAAATTACAAAATCTACCGCGTTTAACAAAAGGATAACAGATATGGCAATCGGTATATCAAGGTATGTAGATATTACGTCTGGAGTAGGCGCGGGCACGACAGTAAACACGCGTGAATTAATTGGGCGTATATTTTCGTCAAGTTCATTGTTACCGCCCGGGGGTGAAACGATTGAGTTCACAACTGCTGCTGCGGTACGAAGCTATTTTGGTTCATCAAGTATAGAAGCGGCGAGAGCGTCATTTTATTTTAGCTGGATTAGTAAAAACATTACACGGCCTAAGAAGTTAGGGTTTAGTCGCTGGGTTGATGCAGACGTAGCGCCTAAGATTTTTGGTAATCAACAACCGCAATCTATACCGTCTTGGCAGTTAATTAATGCGGGTTCTTTTAGATTAACGATTGGTACCGAACAAGGGATTTTTACAGGTCTTGATTTTTCGGGAATTTCTGGAATGGCGGATGCGGCTTTAGTTGTGCAGAATGCTATCCGCGCGTGGCCAGTCGTAACTAAAACAGGTACTACAACTTCCGGCAGTCCGACCGTTACCATATCTCCCGATACTACTGAAATCGTAGTAGGCCAGACCGTTACCGGTACGGGGATTCCAAATGGGACTACGGTTTCAGCTATTAATACGGGTACTGAGATTACACTTTCGGCTAACGCGACCGCGACCGGTACGACCTCTGTTGGATTTGTTGAGCCGATGTGGGGCTTGGCGGAGGTTTTTTGGAATTCTGCGCTAGGTCGCTTTGAATTTACTGGCGGTGTCGCGGGTGCGGTTACTATCTCTGTACAGACCGGTAATGCAGGGGTGAGTATTTCCGCTAAGCTCGGATGGATTTATGACCCGGCTTTGAGTCCAACTAACACTTTAATTATCACGAATGGTGCAGACGAGCAAACGGTAGTTGAAGCCGTTACATTGTCTGCGAACACGTCAACAAACTTTGGTTCTTTTCTCTTCCAAGACTCTCTCACTCTAGAGCAACTTGAGGAATTGGGGCAGTGGAATACAGAGCAGAACGTATTGTATATGTTCATGGTTCCGGTTTTGATGGCTAACATAGATAGCTATTTTATAGCGTTGAACGCCTTTAGCGGGGTTGCGATTACTTTATCAGAATCAGATACTTTATTTGACGAAATGATACCAATGATGATTTTAGCGGCTACGGATTATACAGCGGCTAACTCTGTGCAAAACTATATGTTTCAGACTTTTGGTTTAGTACCGGAAGTAACTACTGATGAAGTTGCAGATACGTTAGACGTCTTACGAATTAACTATTACGGGCGTACTCAAACAGCCGGACAATTTTTAGACTTCTATCAACGCGGCGTGTTAATGGGTCTTCCGAATGCACCGTTAGACATGAATACTTATGCTAATGAGCAATGGCTTAAAGACGCCGCAACAGCCGCAATTATGACTTTACTACTTGCGTTGTCTAAAGTGTCTGCTAATGTGCAGGGTCGCAGTCAGATTTTAACTATCCTACAACAAGTTATTAATCAAGCTTTAAACAACGGTACGATTAGCGTTGGTAAACGGCTGACTACTTCACAAATTTTATACATCACTGAAATCACTAACGATGCGAATGCGTGGTATCAGGTGCAGAATATCGGGTACTGGGTAGACTGTGTAATTGAAATCACGGCTGATGGCTATGTAGCCAACTATATCTTAGTTTACAGTAAAGATGATGTGATTCGTAAAGTTAATGGTCAACACGTATTAATCTAACGTAAAAAAGGACACTATATTATGACAGTAGATATTTCGGGTTTTGCGTTACGAATACAGATGATTGCATCTAATACGCTGCCCATTGGTCATACATTTACGCAATTCCCCGATGACACTGATCCCTTAGACCTACCGTCTTTGCAGATTGCAGATTCCGCAATGGGTTTGAACGGGGATTTGATAACTTGGTCTAAAGCCAACCCGATTAAACCGGCAATTGCACTTATCGCGGGTAGTGAGGACGATGTTATCATGGGCATTATTTTTGAAGCTAATCGCGTGGGTCGCGGTAAAATAGGCGCGCGAGATATTATTACGTTGACTTTTATGTATCCAGATGGTCGAGTGGTTACTTTAACATCTGGTATCATTACAGACGGTATGCCCGGTAATGGTATCGCGAGTGCCGGACGATATAAAACTAAAATTTACAACTTCGCGTTTGAAAATAGGATTGGGGTAGGTGCGTAATGTTAGACTTTAAAGACCCAAAAGAAATTGAATTAAACGGTAAAAAGTATGTGATTTCTAAGTTCCCCGCCGTGCAAGGGCGTGAAATTGTATTCAAATATCCGACTTCCGCGGTTCCGAAGCTCGGTGATTATGCTACGAATCAAGAGACTATGCTCAAGTTGATGAACTACGTTGCGGTGGTACAACAGGATGGCACGTTAATACGACTATCTAACCAGGTCTTAGTAAACAATCACATTGATGACTGGGAAACGCTGCTACAAATGGAAGACCTCGTGATGGAGCACAACTGCTCTTTTTTTCCTCAAGGAGGAGTCTTGCGTTTCTTAAAAGATACGTTTCAGACTGTCCTAGCGTATGCTACGAAAATGTCGACGACTTTATCGGAGCAATTATTGCCAACGGAAAAGCCACCCTCCACGAATTAAAAACAGTTTACACTTTGGAAGATGCGTTCGATATGTGGGAAATCATCGCGGTAACGAAGTACAATGAATACTTAGCAATAGAGCACTCTAAGAAAAAAGGCAAATAGATGGAATTAGCGAGTTTCTTTATTAGATTTGTAACCAACGCGATGCAGTTTAGAAAAGATACCGAAGAGGTCAAAAAATCCTCTAAGGATATGTCTAAATCCCTAGACTCTGTTGACGTTGTTATTAATAAAGTAAATAAGTCGTTTAAGGATTTAGGCAAATCTGTTTCTTCAGGACTCGCTGCTTTTTTTTCCGCGCGTGCCGTACTGCAGAACATAACTAGTGCGTATCAAGAGGCGCTTGATTTAAGTCAATCTTCCCGCGCCCTGAATGTCAATATTGAAACCCTTGAGGCCTGGGGTAAAGTAGTAGAAAAACAAGGCGGGACGGCCAAAGGTTTTGAATCTTCTATCCAAAGTTTAGCTAAAACATTAAACATCCGTAATCAAGACGCTATCGCAATGCTCCCAATGCTAGCTGATTCATTTCACAACGTAGGTAAAGACAAAAGTATGCGGTTTGGCCAGAGCATCGGCTTAGACCAAGCAACCATCATGACGCTGCAGACAGGCAGGCGTGAAGTAGAGCTTGCGATCGCGCGGCAGAAAGAGTTAGGCGTAGTTACTCAACGAGACGGACAGATAGCCCAAGAATTTAAAAATAAATGGGTTGACATGTCGCAAGCGTTTTCCACGATGTGGGTGAGAGTGGGGAGTACTATTTTACCGATTCTAACCGCGATTGTAGACAAATTTACGGGGTTTTATGTCTATTTATCTCAACATTCCGACTTGATTATTGGGGTATTTGCGGCTATCAGTGTTGCCGTGGGGTATTTAGTCGCTCAACTAATTGTTGCAGAAACCGGGATCATACTGGTCGTAGGTGGTATTGCACTTGCAATTGCAGCATTTGCTTTAGTTTTCGAAGATATGCGAGCGTTTTTAAAAGGTAATAAGTCGCTCATTGGGGATATGCTCGAAGGTTGGCCGAAAGTCGCGCAAGCGATCCGGAACGTTTTTGCAGGAGCAATGCACCCGTTGCAGGATTTTAAAGCTTTAGTCGATAGTATTTTCAGTGGGTTACAAAAACAGTTAGCAGCGATGTCTAATTCCTTTAGCAGCTTTAGGAAATTTATATCCCGCGAAAAATCAAATGATAACGATCCTGAGAATCCCGAAATCCAAAACGTTATTGCTGCTGCGCAACGTCAGATTACTGACACCCAGAATTTACCGATTATGGCTCAAACGTCTAACAGTATTTTCAATGGCGGGGGTGCTAAAAGTCTTTCAGTGACTACGGGGGATATTACGATTAACACGCAAGCTACGGATGCTGAGGGAATAAGTGGCTCGTTTACTCAAGGGCTTATTGATCATTTTCGACAAGCTACGGGTACCTTCGATGATGGAGTAATGGCGTAATGCGTACTCTTTTTGATACCCTAATTCCGCATGCTGCGGTTGATGTCGTAGCCGTGTTTGACCAAGACTTTCGTCAGGTTTTTCCTCGTGCCCGCGCGCTAAAGGCGGTTGTCAAAGAACCTAAAAAAGTTATGAAGCATCCTACGGAATTTGGTACTACTATCGCCGACCATCAAATTATAGACCCCGTCGAGATATCTTTGTCATTTGTATTGCAGTCCGAAGATTACCAAGATACTTACCGTGAAATTAAGCAATACTCTTTAAATGCTACGTTATTAGTAGTGCAAACGCGCTCAGGGCTTTACTACAATCAGTTAATCTCAAATATGCCGCACGAGGAAGACCCAGAACAGTATGACACTTTGGCGATGGCATTGACGTTTACAGAAGTGCAATTTGTGACGCCTGTGTTTACTGTCCGCCCCCGGAGACCCTCGCATCAATCAACCGTAAGTCGCGGGGAGATACAACCGACCCCGCCCCCGGCGCAGGGCACGGCTCTTACAGATATTAGGGATTGGATACGCGGGCGTGCGTCATGATAGAAGTAGCGTTGGCGCGGGTACCTAATCAATCTTTGTCCATACGACTTGAGAATAATTTATACAATTTAATATTGAAAGAAACTAACGGGTGTATGTCAGCTACGGTTATTAGAAATAACATTACTTTGCTAAGCAACATAAGATTAGTTGCGGGTATGCCAATGATACCTTACGAGTACTTAGAAGCGGGTAATTTTGTTCTCACAACGCTAGACGATGATTTACCGGACTGGAATCAGTTCGGAATTTCACAATCCCTTATTTACGTGTCCGAGGCTGAGCTAGGGGAAATCCGTGCAGGCACTTGACCCCAGAGTTGTGAAATTGAGCATAGAAGTCAGCGGGGGCATTAAAACTTACGAAGGCCTTGCGATCCGCGCGACCGGTACGAAGTATGCGAATCCAAACCAGAACGAGGCTGAGATAACGATTTATAATTTAAATCGACAAACACAGGATTTTATACTAACTGAGACATCGCCTTACAATTTTAACCGCACTCCCAAGACTATCAGGTTAGAGGCCGGCCGCGTGAGTTATGGAGCATCTTTAATTTACAGCGGTAACGTAGTCAGTTCAAAACCTTCGCAGCCCCCGGATATCGGGGTGACTATGAAATGTTTGACTGGTAACTTTTACAAAGGTTTAATGGTTTCAAACGGCATGGCCGGTTCGGTACCTTTATCTGTTATTGCAAGACGAGTAGCCGCGGATTTAAATACACGCTTGATTTTTCAGACGACTGACCGCAATATCGCTAACTATGCATATACCGGGGCGGCTTTAAAACAAGTTGAACAACTAGGGGCGTTGGGTAATATTAATGCCTTTGTCGACAATGCCACTTTAGTACTGCAGACTGTCGGATTACCGTTAAGCAACACCATCAGCGTAGTCAGCGCGGAAACTGGAATGGTCGGAATTCCCGAGCTCACAGAGCGTGGAGTTAAAGTAAAGTTTTTGTTGGATAATCGAACGGTGTTAGGTGGCGGGTTGGACGTGAAAAGCGTCATGTACCCCGCCGCGAATGGGAGTTACGTTATTTATAAACTAGGGTTTGAGATCGCTAACCGCGATACTCCGTTTTACTATATTGCTGAAGGGTTGAGGTTAGCATGAGCGCGGGTAATGTTCCTTCAATCAACCCGGCAGACGAGGGTAGCTTAGTTGGCGCATTTAGATTTATTTTAAATAAGATGCTGCAAGATACAAACGGCATGCTTCCCGCGCGCGTACTAACTTACGACCGTGAAACCAACCGTGCACAAGTGCAACCTATGATCATGGTTGTGACTACGGACGGCTCGCAAATTTCACGTGCCCCGATTGCAGAAGTTCCCGTGTTTCAACTCGGGGGCGGTAATATGTTTATTAATTTTAAAATATTGCCTGGTGACTTGGGGTGGATACTCGCAAATGACCGCGACATTTCACTGTTTTTGCAATCATATAGTGAAGCGCGTCCAAATAGTTTTAGAAAAAATAATTTTGCGGATAGCTTGTTTTTACCACATCTTATGACCGAGTATACGATCGTAGATGATGACGAATTAGCGGTGATACAAAATAGAGAGGGTACGGTGCGAGTTGCACTGCTTGAAGACCGAGTTAGAGTCACCGCTCCTGAGGGTTTAGAGATAGACGGCGGTGTGACGGTTACAGGAAATTTTAATATGACTGGGTTAATGCATGTCTCCGGGTCTATAACTGCCTCGGGGTCTATTACTCCGGGTATACCGCCTTAGGATATTTATGACTCAAACACTTTCGGCAGATAGTAACAACGACCTATTTTTGGGTAGGGACGGTAATATATCTGTCAGCTATGACTTGCAAGCAGTGCTTGAAAACTGCGCGCATGCGGTTAAAGTGCGACTCGGAGAAGTAGCTTTAAATACCGAGCAAGGCGTACCATATTTTGAGACTGTTTGGGTAGGCGTGCCAAACATTATACAATTTGAATCAGCCGCGAGGACAGCGATAATGCAGGTCGCGGGCGTAGTAGAAATAGTTTCTTTCCGTACCACGCGGGTTGCGGACGCTTTAAATTATGTAGCAGTTATCCGTACAATTTACGGGCAGGGTGAAATAAATGGCGGATTATGAATATATAAACAGCACCGGTGTAATTGTCCCCGATACGAGTGACATTTTAACCGGTGTCCAAAACGAGTATAAAGCGGCTTTCGGCAACGATTTGTCTGTTGACCCCTCGACACCGCAAGGTATCTTAATTAATGCGGAAGCTCTCGCGCGGGTTGATGTTGTTACGAATAACGCGGCACTGGCTAATCAGATTAATCCTAACCTCGCGGGCGGGGTATTTTTAGATGCAAT